GAGCGCACTGCCATGGAAATTCATCTTATTGGGGTTGTTGGTAGGCCCCGGACCAAAACCGGCAGACGGCAGGGTGGCTTCCGAAAATTCGCTATGGGTGCTTGCACCCGAACAGGCGCTCAATAGCAATGCACCGGTGATCAGAGCGACTTTGACGAGGTTCGAGATCATTTTTCAGTTCCCTGTGGGTTGGAAGCGCGGTGACCTTAGGGAGTCATCCTATGCCGCAAGCCCGCCGGGAATTATGAAACTTTGTTGGGTGACAGCGATTGTTCAGGTACTTCGGTTTCCTGATGCAAAAAAGGGTGTTCCCCGGACAAACTGTCGAAATAGCAACGTCCTACACGACTCTGGGAATTGTCCGTACACTTGTCCATTGCTGTGCTTTTGTCACGAGGTCTATAGTCCGCCCAACGCCAAAATGGCGTGTCGGGTTTGGCGACTCGATGGCAATTGAACTGAATCCTTCGAGCATTTTCGGAGCGTTTCAGAACGCACTTAGCTGCCTGTTTTATGGTGGCTGTGCGCGGGAGACCTTAGGGTCTGCCGGTTTCTCCATTGCCCGGTTCGCCAACCCGCGTACGGCTACCACCCATTCGTTTGGCGACGATTGAGTTGTAGTTTTCTCAAATTAATGGAGCTTCACATGAAAGAATTTATGGCTTTAACCAGCAACGCTGACGACCTTCCCTCGCTGTATGTAAACACCACCCAACCGCTGCACTCACTGCTCAGCACCGCACGCTACCGAATTGGCGCGGTAACGCAGATCCTGGAAAACCTCGCGATGCGCGGCGACATCACCACGGACTCAGTGATACTTAGCGACTTCGCAATGCTTTGCTGCATACCCTTGCGCGATGGCTGCGATGTATTGGACGTCATCGCTCGACGCATGGATGCTGAACCGTCCTGACGTCACAAAGGGGCGCCCTCCTCGGACGCCCCGTTGGCCCATTTCTCTCTCCCACCGCTTCTCCATCGCCCCGATGATGGATTGGAACAACTTACGACAAAGCCCTTTAAAATAGCGCCTTACAGCGAATCTCTACTCCCCTCGTACCAATTCTGTACCACCGAGTTCCCTTTCCCGTGTGGCTAACCGCGTTACATAAGGCAGATATCGGCCCAGAGTGTGTAAAAACGCTTCGCCAAAATTGAAGTGTGCGCGTCTACGTTAAATCTGAAATTAATCGGCACGTCAGCAGATGTGGATTCCGCATAGAAGCGCGATTTCCAGTCCGGTTTTGAGTACCTGTCGCGCTCAAAAACGTTTTTACACACCCTCGGCCAGGAGCAGCCATGCGGACCACCTAAAAAACGGACGACTTGATGTATTCACTGATTCACCATGGTGTGACAGCGATCCAACACAAAAAAAACAGCTATCGTCATAAGTGTCGGTCTGTCCTAGACCAGTAGCGTACTGATGGAGTTCTTATGAAAAGGACCAATCTTACTGCTGTTGTCACCACCCTTCTCGCGGGAACCGTCCCAACACTTTCTAGCGCTACATCTCCTACAGATCCAGTTTTCGCCTTTGGCTTGCTGGGAAGCTATAGCGTTCTCGAATTCACAGGGCACAGAAGCACGAACACCGAACACATTCCGGAAGGAGGGTTATTTCTCAACTTTGGCAACAAAATGACGGCTCAAACCGGCTTTGTCTATCAAGCAGAAATAAGTGGGCAGTACTCTGAAAAACAGAATCAGAGAGTAAAGGATGGCCAGGCCGACCTGGATCTTGGCTGGCGGACTGAGTTGAATGCGCACAACTCAATAGATCTATTGCTGGGCGGAGGATACAAATGGAATCAATTTCAGCCGGAGTCTAACAAGTACGACATCGACCTCACCAGCCGCACTACTTTCGCCAAAATCGCTGCGGGCTACAATCATCGATTCAACACTGCAACACTGCGTTTTGAAGCGGGAATTCGAAGGGTCATAAATGGTGACTCGCAGCTAAAAGTCCATGGTATCAACAGCGAGAGTCTGGATTTACAAGACAACAACAATCCTTTTGCCGAACTGAGTTTTCTATTTAATCAACAAGGATCAATTCCGGTCATAGCATCCCTATACTACAAACGCTTCAATTATGACCTAGATGGTCAATTTGCAGTGACTGACCTCGACAAACAAACCAGGGAGGAATATGGCGTGAAATTGGGCTTGGTTTTTTAACTCAATGACAAAGGCAATGACAAAGGGGACGGATCTATTTTTCTCATAGAAAATAAATCCACCCCCTTTAGCTACTACTCCCTCATAGCCTTTCTAAACCGACAACAGTTCCAGTAACACTCAAACCAAACCAGTTTTTTTGAATTAATTTCTGAATAGACAGGACAACCAAGTTAAACCCAATCCTGCAACCATCATAAACATCAAACCTATCAGCATCTAATCTCTTATAGTCGAAAGTGAAAAAAGGGGACTGAAAAAAGGGGACAGACTTATTTACTCGTAGCTATCCAGTCGATTTCCTCCATGCGATTGCTCAGATCTCCTGAACCATCGCAGCAAGACTCGCCTAAGCCCCGCCCCCCCCAATCCTGATAAACTCCCCACCTCCCAGCCCCGCCCATCTCAGAACCGCCAATGCCCCCAATCACCGCCACACCCGCCCCGCTCTCCCGCCGCGTCTCCGTCGCCCCGATGATGGATTGGGCGTAGCACTCCCCCAAAGCCCCAGCCAGACTGACTAATCCTCTGCAACACCTTCGCTTTGTAGCAATTTCTAAGCAAGCCGTAATAACTGCCTGACAGGGGCACTACCGGTACTATGCTTGTACTTTTTCTCGAAAGGAGTCGAAACCATGCCAGGTGAATATTCGTTGTCGGATGTGCTGGAGAGGATCTACCACAACCAGTTAGCTCTGGAGGCGGCCGTGATGGAACTGACGCTTCAGGTTGAACAGCAGGGTTTAGCTGAGGCGGGCGAAAATGTCCGGGGAGCGCTGCAAACGATTGGTGAAAACGCTGGCCACATCAAACAGGGCCTGGCAAAGCTTAGATCCAAAGATTTTTAACCGGCGCATACGCCAATTGTGCTTGAGTATTTCGGTCATTAAGCCCCAACCCCATGTGTTTCTAGGGGCTCAGCGCATAGCACCACCGCATGCACAAACGCATGATTGGCATTGAATGGCATGGATTGGCATACGGTTTGCCCCATTTTTGCCCCATCCTCGCCTGCCGCACTGCCCTAGTTCACGGTGTCGCCAGGTAATCCTAACGATGGCCAATATAAATCTATGTGGCCTTGAGTCAAAGACATCCCTCCTATATGAATTTGGCCGCCATGGCGATTCACATTAGTCCACAAGCCGTCTTACATACTTTTTAGATATCCACCCTTCAACTCCTCCCTGCCCTACGACAGATACATGTAGCCACACCCTATTGTCATTTTCGAGTACCTCGAGTAACGCTCCATCAGTTAAGAATACTTGCAATATCTCCGACTTCATTCCCGGAGCCGCTCGTAAGCGAACCGACTCGCCTCTGACAAATCTGTAGTCTTTCAACAACTCCAGCGGAACCTCACACGCTGCACTGCGGATAGCTTTACCCAGTTGGCCTGAAGTCATTCCAGGAATAATTTTTGGTTGCAAAAAACATAACTCTTCACGTACACCATTTTGCAACGCCAGGTAGCCAAATGATGCGGATACAAGCCAGAAAAGCCACGTTAAAAGCCATTTCGCCGAAACGCTAAGATTGGCAGTGTTTCCCGACAGATCTACGGTAGCTAATTCCGCTTCGATAGCCGTTTGGGCTGCAGCTACATCCTCCGCGCTAACGACACTACTCGTATTCTCTGTAAGTTTTGATATCAGTGACGCTAGTGGATTGCTTTGGCCTGGCGTAGCCGCATTTATCGTTTGAAGTAAGGTTTGGGGGTTGAGCGTGTGCCATTGAAAATGCTGCGAAGCAGGCAAAGAGCTGATAACCGCTAAGGACGCACCCAACGTCGCCATCGCAGGCAAGGACTTCATCATTGCCTGAATAGCTTTGAAGTCCAGCACCGGAGTCTTGAAGGCTGCCTGCATGGCCTTAAAGTCCAGTGCTGGAGACATTGCGGCTGCTTGCATAGCCTTGAAATCCAGTTTTGGAGTCATCACAGCTGCTTGCATGGCCTTAAAGTCCAGCGCTGGAGTCAAGAAGGCAGATCGCATCGCCTTAAAGTCCAGCGCAGGGGTCATCACAGCTGCTTGCATGGCCTTGATGTCCAGCGCTGGAGTCATGAAAGCTCGCAAAGCTTTAAAGTCCAGCGGTGGAGTCATCACAGCTGCTTGCATGGCCTTGATGTCCAGCGCTGGAGTCATGAAAGCTCGCAAAGCTTTAAAGTCCAGCGGTGGAGTCATCACAGCCGCTTGCATGGCCTTGATGTCCAGCGGTGGAGTCATCACAGCCGCTTGCATGGCCTTGATGTCCAGCGCTGGAGTCATGAAAGCTCGCATAGCTTTAAAGTCCAGCGGTGGAGTCATCACAGCCGCTTGCATGGCCTTGATGTCCAGCGCTGGAGTCTTGAAAGCTCGCATAGCTTTAAAGTCCATAACAGGAGCCACGGCACCAGCTAGCGCGGCCTTGAAGTCCGGTGCAGGTTTCAAGGCCGACTGGTCAGGTGAGTCCGAAGCAACCTCCAATTTATCCTGCTCGCCCTCTAGCCCCCCGCTTCCGACATCTTGGACTTTGTGCTCATCCATACGCTTACGCCCCCAAAAAGCGACCAAGGTATCTCGAATTTTGACCCGTGTTAAGCCGTCCTGAAAACCTAGGTTTTGATAGATTCTAGAAGAAGCATTCGGGACGCCTCCCCTCCCTTTCGGACTAAATCAAGCTGGGTTTAAGCAAGCCTAACGATTGCCTATATATAGTCTTTTGAGTGACCGCTTCCGAAAGAGGCCATCCAGCATTTGAGATTCAAGCTGGACACCAGCAAGCCTAAGGACTGCCAATATAACTTTGCACAGCAGGGTACTTTCAACCAGCTAACATCCTGATACCCTTTCCTCTTCACGGAGGAAACACCATGCCCAACTCAGACTTACTCCCTTCCCTGCTGTTCAAGATCAACGAAAACCAACTCGCCCTGGAGGCCGCCATCCTGGAAATTTCCAACTGGGTCGAGGCGCGCGGCTCGGCTGACGTCGCCGACAACGTCCGCGGCGCATTGGACACCATCGACAAGAACGAGGAGTTCATCAAGCTTACGCTTGCAGTCCTAATGACGCCTGAGTGACAGTTATCGGCCAAATGCGGTCGGTCGCCAGGTCCGCTATCAACTCATAGTTGCCGTTGGCGAACGGTAGGATTCGGCCAGATTCGTCGTTCATTTGCTCGCGCATAAAGGGACCAATGAGTGTTTGTTTAGATACCCGTTTACGTCAGTCGTATCAAAGTATCGAATAAACCCAGACTTGGCCGTTGAACTGCGGTCTGGTTTCGAGGAGTCAATGATTCTTCATTCAGACCCGTGAGTCCCTTTGCAGAACACATATCAACAGTCAATGACTCCATACTGCGAGCCGGTGGTCTCCTGGATGTGTCGGATCGGCCTTGACCCCGGCTATCGTCGCCTTTGAGACCGCATACATTCGCGCAAGGGCGCTGATGCTGGCGCCCTCAAGCGCTGGTTCTCTGTGTCCTGAAGTGGGGTTGATATGCGTCCGTATGCAAAAGTGGCCATCTGCTATTCTCTCCTGTAGGACTACGGTGTCGAAAATAGGATGGCCTGTCAGAAAAGCCAAGGCTATTTTCCTGACAGGGCAACAAGTGGATTTGGGGGATTCCAGGAAGCGGTCGTATTTTGGCGTTTGTAAGAACGAGTATTTTAGTAATGTTGTCGAATTTTTCGGAGCAGGGACGTGCTAAAACGGGTATCTAAAATTCAGAATGTAGGCCGCTTTCGAAACTGTACTCCCGGTCGAGTAGAGTTTAATAAAATTGCAATAATTTTTGGTCTGAATACATACGGAAAATCCACTTTAAGCGATATATTTTCTAGTTTGAAAGCAAGGCGCTCAGAATCAATAAAGAAACGGTTGTCGATTCCTTTGGATCAGGCTGATCAAGAGGTTGCACTTAGTTTTCAAGAAGAGGGGCAGAAAGAAGTTACCGTTTTATACAAAAATGGTAACTGGCAAACTGAGCTTCCGGCGTCTTTAAGGATGCATGTCTTTGATGACGGCTTCTATCATCAGAATTTGTTTGCGGCAAGAGAGTTTACGCGTCAGACCAAGGAGCAATTCAGTTCCTTTGTTCTCGGTGCAGAGGGCGTTGAGAAAGCGCACTTGATAGCTGAAAAAAACAAAGCAAAAGCTGAGGCACTTAGAACTAGAAATAAACTAGGAAAAGATGCTTTTGGTGATGTTCCGGATGTTTCCAAGTTTATTTCCCTGGAGGTTAATGACGATAAAGAGCAACTTGAGAATAGCAGAGATCAGCTGCGGGACGAGTGGATAGCTATATCAAGACAAAAGAAGCAGATGGAGCAAATTCTTGGTAGGGAAATGTTAAAGCCGCTGCGTTATGATAATACGTTGGAGACTAGTTTTGATACGCTAAATAGTGCGCTTATTAAAACCCATGAGGGGATTCATGAGGAGGCAAAAAAAGCTGTATCTAATCACATCGAAAAATGCTTTAAAGAGGAGCGAGGGGCAGAGGCTTGGATAAGGGAGGGCTTAGGTCGGGTTAAAGGTAATGATTGTTTGTTCTGTGGGCAGGCGCTCGGTGGTTCTGCCAATGATTTAATGGATTTTTATAGACTTAGTTTTGATGCTGGGTTCAAGCAGCACCAAGAGTCTGTTTCGCGCGCGCTTGATAGTAGTGGCGAAAAAATTGCAAGATTTGAGCTTTCTGGTGTAAGGCTGCTACTTGAGCAAAATGCCAAGGTAATACTGTTGTATCCGGAGTTGGCTGAGCAGCCATTATTTCAACAGCATTCAAAATCGGTTGCTCAAGAGGAAGAAGCTTTAAGGGCTATAGTAGAGCGCTGGATGGAAGATTATACAACAACCTTTTCGGTAGTTAGTAGGCTTATCGAGCAAAAGAAGGCTGCTCCTCAGTTAGCATTTGAAATGGTTGATTTTGGTGCTTGGAAAGAGATTCTTGAATCTTTAGATTCAGCTGTTGAAAAATACAACTCATCAATGAGGCTGATTCATGAGATTGTTCGCCAGTTTAAAGAGGGATTGAGTCATGAGTCGTTGTCGGAAAAACTGGCAAAGTTAAAAGCGTCAGGTGATGACATTAACTTGAAAATAAAAAGATTGGAAAGGGTAGTGCAATGTGACGAGTGGTTACGACTTGATAAGCAGAATAATGATTTAGCAGATGAGATTCCCAAGCTCCTTGATCTACTAAGGAAAGAGCAAAGCGAATTTATTGATTCTTTCTTTGATCGGGTAAACAAATGCTTTGTTGATTTTGGTGGTAGAGACTTTAAGTTGGTGAAAGGCATAGATGATAGGGGTAATACACCTATCTATTTTCTCAAGGTCTTGTTTAAAAATAATGTGATTGCTGAGTCTAATATTGATCGGGTTTTTAGTGAGTCAGATCGTAGGGCTCTTGCACTTTCGGTTTTTTGGGCTTCTTTAATAGGTCAAACAGAAGCGGAGCTCGCTGGATCTATCGTAGTGTTCGATGACCCCGTTACCTCATTTGACTCCAATAGAGTAGGGGCGGTTCATCGAGGGATTATTAACTTGGCGACAGAGGTTCGGCAGGTCATCATTTTGAGCCACTATGAGCAGGGGGTAGCGGACTTATTAGTTAAGCATAAGAAAAATAAACCACTAAGTTTTTGTATGATTGAAAATGTTGGGAGCGTGTCGTCTATATGCATGGGGGACATGGATGATTTTATTAAAAGTGATCATCAGAAGAAGCGTGATGAGGTTTTTAGATTCATTGAGGCAGTTACACCAGGATGTGGTTCAGGAGATCTGAGGGTGTTTTTGGAGTATGAAATCGATCACCGGTTTGCTAAACAGATGGCGCAATACAAACTCGGTGCGCTGGGACTTGGGGAGCGTATCGACGGCTTGTTTGACAATGGATGTATTTCATCTGGTGTGAAGGAAGAGCTTCATGCTTGGCGAGAAGATTTAAACCCAGCTCATCACCTTTGGACCGGAAATAATGTTGAAGACCAAAGAGAGACAGCAGGTCGATTTATGACTTTTGTCTACCATGGATTAAAAGGCCTTTAATATGCCGACGTAAATTGTAAGTGCGTCGCAAATTAAGCTGTTGTGGCTGTAAGAATTTTCGTAGAACTGAGCGCAGCTAATGCGCTTTTTTTCTTGGTCGTTTATATAGAAAGGGAAAACCACGATGGCTACCACAATGGAAGATATTCTTTACGACGAGATGCTTGACTCCCTATGCGCAGAGGAAGTCATGAAAAAAGCTGCCGAGGACCAATGCATTTACGTTTTTGTTGAGGGGGAGTCCGAAGAAGCTACCTTTCAAATGCTCCTTGAGGACTGTGGATTGGACTTTAAAATCCATGGGATAGTTATCGCAAACTACAATGGCATCGGAAATCTTAAAAATTCAATCCGGCTTATCAGAAAAACATTGAGCCACAATAGACCAATCATCGTGACTTATGACGATGACTTGCCAGGAAAAAGAGAAACCCAACACATTAACGATGAATTAATTACCAAGTTCAAGATTCCTCAAACCCCGGTTGTAAGATATTCAGATGGTAGTGAAGGTGGGTCACTCGAAGAAGCATTTCCTCCGGAACTATTTATAGAGTCATGCTTTAAAAGCGATGTGATTTTAAACTCTACCACAAATATGAAGTCAGATTTTTTTGCCATATTTGAAGCGAAAAAACCATGGTTCGCCCAACTGGCAAATTTTTTGAACAGCATGAATATGAAGGTTGGCTCAGTAAATAAAGTCAGACTAGCCGAGCGCATGGCCGAATCTTGCAACCCAATACCAGAAACATTTGAAAAGCTAGCTGAGCTAGCATTAAAACTACGAGAACGACATCCAGTAAAAAGTCCAAATGATGTTGACCTGTCTTTTTTGAATAGTCGGCAATAGCCGCATCTCAAAATCAATTGAATCGCGATACGGAATGCCAGCTTTGGTCAATTTAAGCCTATTGCCACCGGCGGCTATGGGTCCAGGCTGTGTGAAAACGCGCTGAATACGTCGAAAACTGAGAGTCGCGAGGGTTGCCTGTGAAATCAGCGGGCGGAAGCGCGAATTACCTTAGTCAGCTGCATAGACGTTTGTAATGCCGATTGGGCCGCGTCAGCGGCCCAATCGGCTACTAACGGGCGAGCCAAGCGGCTGGATTCACGCCCTGATCGCCTCAAGCAGTCCTGCGATGCCGAAGATGCTCATCATTCGTTTGAGGTTGTAGGCGAGCACATGAAGGCTCATCTCAGTGCTCACCCGCGGCAGGGTTTTGGTCAGGAAGTGGGCACTTCCCATCCAGAACTTGAGCGTTCCAAAAGGATGTTCAACGGTCTGGCGACGAACCTTCATCATCCCTGGGTCATGTTCCAGACGAACCTGCATCGCGTCGATTACCGCCTCATGTTCCCAGCGCTTCACACGGCGCTCCTTACCCGTCGTACATTGCTTTTGTATTGCGCAGGACTGGCACCCCGAGAAGTAGTAACAATGCAACAACATGCCGTCTTCCATCGACGAATGCCGTCTGGTTAGTAACTGCCCCGCAGGGCATCGATACTCGTCCGACGCAATAAGATAGATGAAATCCTGCTTGCCGAATCTGCCTTCGGCTTTGCTGCCAGATGTCAGGGGTTTCGGTACGAAGGTAGTGATGCCGGCTTGCTCGCAAGCAAGGATTTCCAGACCTTTGTAATAGCCTCGGTCGGCCACCACCGTTAGCGATTCAGCCTCGATTTCTTCACGCGCTTGGTTCGCCATATTGCTCAGTTGCCCACGATCATTGCCAACGTTGGTCACCTCATGGGCAATGATCAAATGGTGTTTGTCGTCGACAGCTGTTTGTACGTTGTAACCAACCGTTCCGGTGCCTCGGCCGCTCGTGGCCATTGAGCGTGCATCTGGATCGGTAAGAGAGATTTGCTGGTCTGGACTGTCGTGGAGCTGCGCCTCTATGTCCTTGAGTTTCTGCATCTGCTGTTTCAGCGTTTCGATTTTTTCTTTCAGTCGCTCGGCCTTGGCCTCGGCCACTTCGGGCGTTGCCCGATCCGCCGAATCCATCGCCGCCAGATATCGATCAATGCTCTGCTCGATCTGCTGCATGCGTGCCTTCACCTTGCCCTGAGTGAAGTTGCGGTCGCGATTATTGACGGCTTTGAATTTGCTGCCGTCGATGGCGATGATCGACTGAGAGAAGAGATTGAGGTTGCGGCAAAGCACTACGAACTGGCGGCATACGCTACGAATAGCTTTGCCGTTGTCTTTGCGAAAGTCGGCAATGGTTTTGAAGTCCGGAGCCAAACGCCCCGTTAGCCACATCAACTCGACGTTGCGCTCGGCCTCACGCTCAAGCCGGCGGCTGGACTGAATCCGATTGAGATAGCCGTAGATATAGATCTTCAGCAAGACCGCTGGATGATAGGCCGGACGACCCGTAGCGGCAGGATCGACGCCCTCAAACCCAAGTGCGCCCAGGTCGAGTTCATCGACGAAAACGTCGACCACTCGGACTGGATTTTCTTCGGCTACGTAATCGTCCAGACACTCCGGCAGCAAGGTGACTTGCGTCCGAGCCTCACCTTCAATAAATCGCTTCATGATCGCCCCCGCTACGATCTAGACGATCAGAAGGTTAGACAATCACTGGCGTTTTCACACAGCCTGGGTCGATAGCGGTCCTCCCATCTCGCTTAAACCCTGCTGCTCGTCGCCTCACCCTCGCCACGATAATCACGCCTCGATTACTGTACATACAACCAGTATTTGTACAGAGAACCCGTCTCCATGAATTTCGACCAGGCTAAAGCGCTGAGACTTCAGCAGTGGCGCTCGACCCTCGACGACCACGACTTTCGAATGCAGAACCCTGAAGCCTACCGACAGACCCTTCACGAAATGAGCGCCGCCCTTGTCACCGAGGGGTTGATCGATGAACTCCAGCAGTTCGACATGAACGAAATGGCAAACGCCGCCTACTGGCACGCAGTGGAAGAATTGCAGACCACGCCGGGACGCTATTGTGGCGCCTCGGCCTACGACGTCATGCAGCACGGAAGCACCGAACTGTTAGGCAGGATTGGACAGTCAATTTTCTATGCCGCGAGTACGCTGGCCCAAGGTGCGCGATCCGCCTATGACGGGAAGATTTACCGCGATGCCACTGGAGCGAACCTGGTGTTCATCCCGTCCGGGGCTGTGGCGAGAATTATCGGGCTTACCTTGACCCTGCCGGATGGGCAGCAGTACGACCTCATCGAAACGGGAAGAACAGTCGAGGGCGTCCCCTACGAGCCGATCGACGAGCCGGACCTCTACCGTGCGCTGGTTGACGTCGCCCAGGTTGCCCTGGAATGCCGTGACCTGCGCGCTTTCGAAAGACTGCGGCCGCTTCTCGACCTGGCCAGGTACTGCATCTGCCCGACGTGCCTTGATCGTTTTGACCGCTCTGAAGACTGCCCGACCTGCGCCGGCCGAGGGTTTGTAACGAAGCCGACGGCCACTGGTCTACCCTGAATACACAGCCGGAGGGTGCAATCATGTGCGGACGCCTTTCCCAGTACCGGGGCATTCACGACTTCGTCGCGGCGCTCAGCATCCCCAACGCCCTCCTCAACTATGCCGGCGACCAGCCTTTCGAGCGCTATAACGCCGCGCCAACCACTCAGCTTGCCCTCTTGCACCGGGATGGTGAATATCTGCGCGCTGACATGGTTCGCTGGGGCTGGCGCCCGCACTGGGCCAAAGACCGCGCCGCGCCGATCAATGCTCGGGTGGAGAAGGTCGCCCACGGGCCATTCTTCAAAGCCATCTGGCCGCACCGTGCCATCATCGCGATCGACAACTGGTTTGAGTGGGTTTACGAAGGCGGACCGAAGAAGCAGCCCTACCTGATCCGCCATCGTGACCAGAAGCCGATCCTGTGTGCTGCGATCGGTCAGTATCCGATCGGCGAGCATGAGCCCGGCGAGCATGACGGTTTCGTGATCATCACCGCCGACAGCGCCGGCGGTATGGTGGACATCCATGACCGGCGGCCTGTGACGTTATCGCCGGAACTGGCCCGGGAATGGCTGGACCCGGGCACGCCCAAGGAGCGCGCCGAACAGATAGTGCTCCTCCAAGGTGAGCCCGCGGAGGCATTCGAGTGGTTCAAGGTTGATCGCGCAGTAGGCAATGTCCGCAATCAGGGTGCAGCACTCATTGCACCGGCCGACCCAGCACTGCTTTGATCAGCTTGATGCGGTTGAGGTGTTTACGACATGTTTTACACTTTTCGTGTAATTAACAGCCTTAATGTGTGAGTCCTTTCAACTAGCCACGCCCAGCAATAACAACTACTTCCATCCATGTTTGCAGAAAATGGCGGGGCAGTTACTTACTTAAGTACGTACGTAATTTCCACTTATCGTGTAATAAACAGCCGCAGGAAAAACCCACAACCCATATACACCCAAAGCCCTAATCCCCGCTCGCCATATACACCCATGGACCTAGGACAAAGTCGTTATAGCGAAGCATATACACATACAGCCCTAGGGCAATGTACCCGACGTGCTCGCCGCCTAAAGTTCAATTAATTGCGATAACCCATTGACGAACCCTACTTTAAACAACTAGTTTAAAAACAGATTCAATTCCTCCCTCTCAGCTACCGCGCCATTAAGCGCGGCATATTTCTTTGCGAGAATAAAAAATGAATGTGCTGACTCTTCTTATGGCGACCGTTGAGTTTTTGATAAAACTTACTGAGCTGTTGCAGCTCTGGGGTGTCGGTTGCCCGGGATTCGCTCCGTGGTGATCAGAACAATCCTCCCAACGCGGCGGGTTCCCAGTTCATTATCACCAGCTCACCGCTCACTTCCGCCTTTCCCTGACGCTGATTGGTATTGCAGTAACGGATGTCGAGCATCTCCAAGTGAAAGCCCTCGAACACACGACGGATGTCTGGGTGATCGTTAATGCTGACCATCACCTTGCCTTTGCAGCGACGCATGAAGTCGGCCATCCGCTCGTAGTTCTCGAATGGAAAGTCCACCCCATAACCGGCGGTCTGCCAGTAAGGCGGGTCCATGTAGTGAAAGGTATGGGCACGATCGTAGCGTTCAGCGCATTCCAGCCAGGGGAGGTTTTCGACGTAGGTGCCGGACAGGCGCTGCCAAGCGGCCGAGAGGTTTTCCTCGATCCGCAGCAGGTTGATGGCCGGGCCGGTGGTGGCGGTACCGAACGTCTGCCCGGTGACCTTGCCGGCGAAGGCATGGTGCTGCAGGTAAAAGAATCGGGCGGCACGCTGGATGTCGGTGAGGGTTTCGGGGCGGGTCATCTTCTGCCATTCGAACACCTGACGCGAGCTGAGCGCCCATTTGAATTGGCGTACGAACTCTTCGAGGTGGTTCTGCACGACGCGGTACAGCGTCACCAGGTCGCCGTTGATGTCGTTGAGGACTTCAACGGGCGCGCCCTGGGGTCGCATGAAGTACAGTGCGGCACCGCCGGCAAAGACTTCGACGTAGCATTCGTGAGGCGGAAAAAGCGGGATGAGGCGGTCGGCCAGGCGGCGTTTGCCGCCCATCCAAGGGACGATGGGTGTAGACATGGAAAGCAAGACCTTTACTGTATGGATAAACAGGTGCTAGGCTCGCCGCGCTTCGTGCACGGAGTAAGAGCCTTGGCTGGACTTGCAGGGGCAATCTGCGGGGACGGCGACCGGGTTGGATGTTGACGCATCCACCCCGGTCGCTCTTTTTCACTTCGCTGTTGAGACTTCTTTGGCGTAGGCCTGACAGGCCGCCAAGGCGATCAGTCCTTGGTCGCCGGCATCGGTGATGCCGATAATTCGTTGAGCATGCGCTGGGTCAAGTTGGGCTCTTGTGGGGCCATGAACCACACTGCCGGTGGCGGTGGTGGCTGACATTGCGCAGCTGCTGGTTGAATCGGTGGCGTCGAGTAGGACTGACAGGCGCACATCAGCAGTGGCAAGGCGGTCGCGCAGGCGACCTTGATCACGTTGGGCATCGCTCAGTGCTCGGTAATGGGTTTGTTCGCTGGCTGACAAGCGCTGCTCCAGGGCAAGACGTTTGTCTTGATCCGCACGCTGTTGCGCGGCCGAAGCCAGGGCCAGTTGATTAAGGGTGTCGGTGTGCAGGCGAACCTGTTCAGCGAGCTGTTGGCCGTAGCGCCAGTCCTGGACCTGCCAGGCCAACGCGGCAGCACCACCCGCGATGGCGACCAGTAGCCCACCGACAGCAATCACTCGATACGGCGACGGGATCAGGTCGACGAGACGCATAACACTGCCCTCGCCCGCTCCCACAGCTGCAGCCGGTCCGCCAGGCCGTTCAGCCCGCCATTGATCTTGCGGGTGATCGACTCGAACTCATCCCGATCTGCCAGCGCGTTCAGCTCGCGCATCCACCAGAACCACGCGGCCGACTCGGCAGCCCACTGCGGCAGCTCGAGCAGCTCAGGTGTGCGCAGCAATCGCTCGTCGCCAAACAGGGCCAGGCTGCAGCGTTGGTAGTTGTTGCGGCCCGTAACCTGAATCAGGCCGCGACCGCGATAGCGCTGGCCATCGCCGTCGGGCTCCAGGGTGTTGCCGAGTTTCGCGGCAAGGCTGCCGGTGTCGTATTTGCTCAGGTACTGATCGCCGCCCAGCTCGCGGACGTACTGCAGTTGGCCCGATTCGTGGCCGAGCTGCGCCAGGAACGCGGCCTGGCGTTTCGGTGTGTTGATCTGACGATGGGCCATCGCCGTGTTCAGGGCGGATACAAAAACGCCCGCTTGGCGGCGGGCGTTCGGCATGATGCGTTGCAGCTGTTGTTCAGTGATGGACATACAAACTCCAGACATAAAAAAACCGCACTCAGGCTGCGATGGGATGCGCTACAGCGTCTCTACGCTCACGACCTTGAGCGGCTTGTTCTCCTTCTTTTTCTTATTCTTGGATTTGCCTTGCTTGCCGGCATTGCACTCCACCGTTGTCGACCAGCCGGATTGGGTGAACACCTGTTCGACCGAATCCGCCAAGTACTCGCCATCAAGGCCGACCTTGAAGCCCTGGGCGTTAATCGGGCGCTCGGCAAAGATGTCGGTCCGGCCGGGCATCTCGAAACGCACGTCAGCGGTCGAGCGGTTGAACGCCGCCAAGCGCGCTTTGGCAGCCGCCTCGGCGGCGGTCTTGTTCGGGTAGATATGCCGATCGCTATGCACCGCCGGCAAGCCATCCGGGGCGTCCTCGTTATCCACGGTGACGACCGCCAGCTTGCCGGTCTTCTTGTCTTGGTGCTTGGTCGCCACAGCCTTGTGCGAGTTGCGATCGCCCAGGCTGAACTGCCAGCGACTGAGGTCGCTACGCATTAGGGTGATCGCGCCGAACGCCTTGCCGCTGGCGGTTTGGCCACCTTGACGGGGCATCACCAACAATTTGCCGTCGGCCACCTTGGCCGTGTAGTCGTACTGTTTGGCCAGGCGCGTGATGAAATTAAAATCCGACTCGTTGAGCTGATCGACCCGGGCGACTTTCGTGGTCACCGGACACACCGGCTGCCAGCCATTGCGCGCGGCGATATCGGCCACGATCTTCGACAGTGGCATGTCTTCCCAGCTGCCGCTGCGGATGGTCTTGCCACTGCCGCGCATGTCGCTGGCCTTGCCCTTGATCACGATCGTGTCCGGCGGACCCGACACCTCGACCGTGTCCACCGTGTAACGCCCCAGGCGTGCCAAGGATGTTTCGGCATAGCCCAGGTAGACCTCGATAGAGCTGCCACGCCGAGGCAGCATCACTTGTCCGTCTCGGTCATCAATGCGCAACTCAAACTCGTCGGACTCCATCCCGGGTTTGTCAGAGGTGCGCAGCAACAACAACCGATCATTGATCTTGGCTGTCACATCGGCGCCATCGGCCACGATTCGAAACATGGGGGTCATGAATTTTGTCCAAAAAAAACCCGCACAAGGCGGGCTAGAAAGTCAGGAGTTGAAGTGAACGAGAAAAAGTGTAGCCCATCAATCCCACAAGCTGACCCCCTCCCCGGTCGGGCTGGGCAGATCCGGCAGATAGATCACCACGCCGGCCCGGTAGGGCTGGGGCTCATCGGCCAACCCCTGATTGGCATCCAGCACCGCTTCGGTGCTGCCGTTCAGATGGCCATAAACGTTATGGCAAATGACATCGAGCATGTCCCCATCAGACGTTCTGCATGTCGTCGCCATAGCGCACAAACTCCAGAGTGAACCCTTGTTTACGCGGAATCCCGCCGTGCAAAAACGCGCCTTGTTCATCGTTGATGGTTTTCAGGCACCACGTCCCAATCACCTCGCCATAACCTGTGGTAAGGGTCAGCGGCTGAAGCCGGGCCCCAATGCTGCGCAACGTGTCGAGCTGCTTGAGGCCACCCTTGAAGCCCGGATAGATCGTACCTTTGAGCGTGAGCTTTTCCTCACCCATCCCAATCGCCTGCTGCGCCGGGCGGCGCGACAGGCGCTCCTGAGAAGCCCAGCGGAATTCGCTCGAACGACTCAGCTCGTCGAATGCCGCTGTGTCCAGATTGAAGAAGTACGGTTGAATCTTCGGGTCGCGAGGCTGAATGATCAGCAGGTGCGGGAACGGCTTCACCGCCTCCGGCGCTGGCGTGGCATCCACGGCAAAGGAACTGGTGGGCACGATGTTGGCCAACGACGGACTGACCTTGCCGGCGATGTTGTTGATCGCCGTCGACGCCTTACCCGCCTGTTCCTTCAGCGTCCCCATCCGCTCCTGTACTTCGGCGGCCGCCCTGGTCGCCCGGCCGTACACCGCCACCACCTGCCCGACCTTGGCCTGGGCCGCGTCGACGCCGCGCATCACCCGCTGAAGCTTGGCACCGATCGCCGGCCCCACGAACGGGATGTTTTCCAGCTCGGACGCCGCGCCAGTGATCTCACTGATCGCGCCGTTGACCGGACCAAGCATGCCGTCCGCACTGCGCCGCCCCGCCTCCCCGGCTTCGACCAAGTACTTGAGCCCCGCTTGCAACTGTTGCATATACGCCATGCGGCCTCCTTAAACGTGGGGTTCGTCGTACAGCTTGGTAGCGTTCTGTTTCGCCGCGTCCGCCATCATTCGCTGCATGTGCGGCATTATTTCCTGAGCCAAGCGCTGCGGATCTTTAACATCACCATTGACCGTGACCGGCATATTCAGCGAATACTGAAATTGCTGATCCACTTTGGCCGGCACGGACTTCTCCGGCTCTTTGGGCTGAATCGCCACGGCCGCCGGTTTGGTCGGTACCGGCACCGCCAGCGAGCGTGCAACATCCCCCGGTACCGGCCGTTGGGGAGCCGGCACCTGAGCCATGAGCAACGCGCCCGATCCGTTTGCCGGATTGCCCAACGAACCTTTCGACTCATTGAGCGACTGGCCCATAGCGGCCAAGCTGGGAACCGCTGGACCAGGGCGCGGCCCCATCAGCAACGGCGCCACCAGTGGCGCCGGCTTTTCCTCAGGCTTTTCATCATTGCCACCAAACAGCGACTTGCCCAGGGAACCACCCAGCGCCTGGCCGCCCTGACTGCCCAGGTACGCGCCAATCAAGCCGCCGATTGCGGTGCCGATGATGGGCACCACCGAACCGATGGCAGCCCCGGCCGCCGCGCCGGCCATGGTGCCCGCCAGCGAACCGGCGGCAGCTCCGTAACCCTCGGACTTTTCATCATTGGTCTTGGCGTTCTCATAGGTATCAAACGCCATGGCGCCGGCTTCCATCAGCGAACCGCCCGGGATGATCTTGCCGACCTTGCCGATTTTACCGAGCGTTTGCGCGACAGCCCCGAGCTTGCTCATCACAGCACCAGGGACTGGCCCCGGAATCGGTGGACGTGGCAAAGGGACTAGTGGTCGTATCGAACCACCCGCCCGAGGCGATCCCGGCCGACGACGCGAAGGATTGCGCCTTGAACCGCGACCACGCCGCCGTGTTTCGCCAGGTCCTTCAGCGGCGCCACCGATGGCCCCCGCGTTGACGACAAAAACCTTCCTGACGCCGTCGTCAACCGACCCCACTTCACTGCTCTCAGAGGTCGCTTCTTTCGCCAGCGAAACCACCTTGAGGCCGGTCGAGACCAGATCGAATTTACCGGCCTTCTTGTCGTCTTTGCCGTCCGCTTTATCGTCGTCGCCGTCTGCCGACTTACCCTTGAAGGCCGCCACCGCCTTGAGCCCGGTTTCCACCAGCGATAATGCTTTGCCGGCCTTGCCCTTGGGCTCTGCATCCTTGCCGGCGCCGTCCTCAGAGTTGGTCACAAAGACTTTTTGCACCCCTCCGGCCTTGCCGCCTGCCAATGATCCACGCGCCAAGTTGAACAGCCCCTTACCCATCTTGAAGGAGCTATATAAACCCGCGAGACTGGCCATCCCGGCCCCGACCAATGCGATCCCCGTCACAACCCCGGGCGCGCTGTCAGACATTGAAGTAATGCTTTTGGTGACCTTGGTCAGCGCCTCGGCCACCGTGTCCGTAACCGGACGCAAGGCGTCGCCCACACTGCGCATGGCGTCATCCATCGACTGCGCCATCTCGGCCCACTTCTGCGACGACGACTCGCGCCGCTCGCTGAGGTTTTTGTCGAGAATGCCGGTGGCATCGCGTGAATCGTTTTTCAGTTGGCTGTACAACGCCTTGTTCTGCATGTAGGCCGACAGCGCAGCCTTGACCTGCATATCTGCGAACAGGTCGCCGGTGCGCAGTGACTCCTCCAGTGAGGCCATCATCGCCTTGGCCTTCTCCGGATCAGCTTCCTTGCTGATCTTCGACGTCGCTTCGGCCATCGCCGCCGCGCGTTTAGGATCGGTGGCCTGAATGTATTTCTGAGCCAACGCCATGCTGGTTTCCAGCGTGGACATGCCGTTCTGCAAACCGGTCTGCATCGACCCCTTGTAGTCGATGCCCGCCTTTTTATAAGCCTGGACCGTATCGGTCGAGCCGATCTTGCCCATCCAGTTTTTCAGGTTGTTGGCCGCTTCATCGGCGCCGCCGGCCGTCTTCATCTGCACTTGCAACATGGCGCCCAATTGCGTCACCGCATCCATGCCTGTGATGCCCAGCTTGCCCATGTTCGCCAGCAGTTCAGGAAACCAACGCGCCATGTCGGACGCTTCAAAGCTACCCGCCTGCCCTTGAAAGGCGATGGCCTCCAGCGCTTTTTGCATGTCCTTCGGGTCGGTGATCTTGGCGTTCTGCCCCAAGGCGTTGATCATCTTCGCCGTATCGACACCGCTCGACCCCTGCCCCACGACAAACTTGGCCGCGACCGGTGCGTACTCCAGGGCCTTGCTCAGCTCCATGCCGGCGCCAACCAACTGGTTGACCACATCGGCCACATCATTACGCGCCATGCCGGTGTCACGCGAGGTGTCGATGATCTTGCGCGACATCTCCTGTTCCTGCGGCTTGTTGGCAATCCCGGCCTTGATCGCGATGTCACGAACGATGGCCCCAAAGTCCGCACTGACCTTCGTCGGTACCGCCATGGCACCGACACCCACCACTGCAGCACCGACCGCTGTTTTCATACCGGCCTTGCCGGCATCCAGTTGCTGGTAGCCCTTGGCCTTGAACTCAGCCTTTTTGGCGGCTTGGCCCATCGCCTGATAAGCCTTGCCCAGCCGGCCGACCTCGACGCCCTGCTTTTTCAAGCTATCGAGGTTCGAGTTCAACCGGCCCAGTAGTTTGGAGGCCCCAGCGGCGCCGCTGTCGTGGGCTTTTTTCCATTCCTCGCGCAGGCGAATGGTGTCGCCAATCGTGCGCTGCAGCACGCGCGCCTTGTTGCCTTCCGCTTCCAGGCGCTTGATGCGCCCCGTTACATCTTTGAAGGCCGCACCGACCGTTGAACTGACGGCGCCGCCGATCACCAGCCCGAGGGCAATTTTGTTTGCCATATCCTGGCTCCCCGTTGCACAGCGTTACCGGTAGCGGCTCAATCCGTGAGCCACCAGACCATCTCGAAAAATGGCATCGTCTGAATCTCGGCAGCGGAAAATCCAGTCTCCGCCGCCAGACGTTTCGCCACCATTTTCATGACGCTGGGATCAAACCCCGTCGTCGTGCACCAGGCGAAAATAGCCGGCCTGCAAGCGGTAGTAGTCCACCAGTTTCAGGCCCTCCAGATCGGCAATGTCGGCGCCGGTCAATTCAGCGAACAAGGTCAGTTCACGCTGCTCGGCGTTGCCATTGGCTGCCCGATCCGCCGCTCGGACTTCGCGCACGGTCGGCGAGCGCAGGTTCAACGTATCGACCTGCACCGACTTGACCTCGGTCGGGCACGAGAGCGTCACCAGCACATTGTCCGCCGTGACCGACAACCAGGCCGGCAGCAACGTCGGATCGGTGAGTTGTGGTACCAGGCGCGAATAGCCTTCCTGCAACCGGTGATAATCCACCAGTTTCAGGCCTTCAAGATCCTTGAGGCCTACCTCTGCCAGACCGGCAAACAACATCAGCTCGCGTTGTTCAGCATCACCTTGGGACGCCCGGTCGGCCGCACGCTCGTCGCGCAAGGTCGGCGAGCGCAGGGTGACTTTATCGATCTTCACCCCATTGGCTTCGCTCGGACGCGAAAGGGTCACGACGGCGTGCTCAGCGGTGACCAACAGCCAGGACGGCAACGCTTTTTCAGCTTGATTCATCATCTGGATCTATTCCCTTAGAGGCCGAGCGCGGTGCGCACATCGGCGAGCTGGTCTTTACCGTCGATCACTTGGATGCCGGCGACCATGTCGATTTCGTACATGAGGCGACCGTCGATTTCGAGCTTGTAGTAAGTGACCGCAATCGCGTGTTTGATCTCGGCCGGGTCACCGGCTTTCCAGTCGCCCAGATCAACCTCTTTGAGCCGGCCGCGCAGGGTGGCAACCACAGCCATCACGGCGCCTTTTTGCCCCTTGAAGGCACCGCGAAAAGACGCATTGAAGGCCGTGCCATCGGCCAAGCCGAAGTACTTCAGCGATTCACGGCGCACGCCCTTGGTGACAAAGGACGCCTCCATTTTTTCCAGGCCCTGGTCCATCTCTACGGGACCTGCCATACCACCACCGCGATACTCGTCGGTCTTACTGGTCAGTTTGGGCAGGGTCAGGCTCGGCACATCGCCGGCAAAGTTGACCCCGTCAACAAACAGGTTCGTGTTAAACAAAGTTTGAGGAATCATTGGCTACGCCCCTTAGGCTGCTTCAAGAACTTCGGTCATCCACTGATCGGTGACTTCGAAAAGGAAATTCGGGTTTTCAGCCGGCGGCACGTCGGTGAAACGAATGCGCCAATAGACTTTGCCCTGGGCGATTTGGCTGGCCGTGTTCAGTTCGGTGTCTGGGTAGACTTCAAAGTTGATCAGCGCGCCCCGATTCCTTTCGTCGCTCATGAATGCCTGAAGCCCGTCCGTTACATCCTTGACGTAGGTCTTGGTGATCGAGCGGTCGACGGCCCACTTGTGGCCGGCCTGCACCGCATCCATGAGGATGAACAACGTACGAACGCGGGTGACGAACGCCCATTTCGGATCGCTCGACAGCGTGCGGTTGCCCCACAGGCGATAACCGTCGTCGCGGATGATCGTCGTGATGTTCGTGTTGTTCAGCAGGTTGGCCCGGCAGGTCTCGTCGCCGTCCAGGTACTCGACGGCTCGGGTCGTGCCGGTGATCCCGACGAATTCCTTGTTCGACGGCGACGCCCAGTAGCCGTACTCGGCATCGGTCCAGGCAAACAAACCCGCCACCCAGGCCGAGCCCGGCGCATCGACCGTCTTGCTGGTGCCGGTGTCCCAGTACTGAACACCCGGGTCGACCATGAACAGGTTGCGACTGCCGAAGTTTTCGGCGTAGGCCATGGCGGCCTCATCCGTAGTGCCAGGGCCATCGATGATGCCGATGGCCCGCAGCTTCTGCGCTAGGCCATCGAGCGCCGTGGCCACCGCCTGCGTGGCTGTGTGTCCCGGCGCGATCAACAGACGCGGCTGAGCGTTGAACAAGCTTTTGCCATCGAGCAACGCCTGCAGCCCAGTGCGCTGACCCGAGGCCAGAACGCCGCCGATGATCGCCGAGGTTTGCAGCGCCGTGTCTTCCAGTTTCGGCACGCCGATGGCGACGATCACCGCCTTGGCCTTGGTATAAATCGCCTTGCAGGCCTTGGTGATCGCCGAATCGGCGCCGAAGGCGGCAATGGCTTCGCGCTCGGTGGTGATCAGTTTCAGCTCGCCGGCCTTGGCGGTACCGCCACCGAGGACGCCGGGGGTAAAGGTGTCGCACAACCCAATGATCGAGGACGACGGCAACGAAATGGTGCGTGCACCGGTATCGACCGAGGTGGTGGTGACGCCGTGAAAAAAACTCATAACGTTCAATCTCCAAAAACTAAAAGACCGCGCTCGGCGCGGCCCTCTGCACAAACAAAAACGCCCCGACAATGCGGGGCGCTCAAGGCGGTTAAATCAGGGGTTAGGCAGCGTTGCCGACCCCAGCGATGCTCTCGCGGATTGCCGCGATTGCTTCGTCAGTCACCTCCTCTGCGGCATCGTGACTAGTGGCCTTGAGCGCCCGCTGCTTGCCCTTGAGCCGGGCTGCTCGAATCGCATACAGCGCCGCTTGCCAGGCATCAGCCTCGGCTATGATGCTGTCGGCCGCCGCTTGTGGCTCCAGCTCGGCCGCGTCGGCCCAGGACTGCACCGATGGAGGCATGTCGCCGACATAGTCAGCAGCAGCGAAGGCCTTGGCCTCGATGGACGCACGCTCGTACTCCAGAGCACGCAATGAGTCGCCCAACACGGCGACGCGCGCCGCGTCTGCCGCCTGGTCGATTTGCTGGGTGGCAACGACAAGAGCGGCCGCCAGAGGCAGCGCCGAAAAAGCGAAACCGATGTAACTTTGGCCGCCATGTACAACGTTGATATTTTGCAATTGCATAAAGTGCGCTCCGTATCGGCGAGATCAAAGGGTCGAAAGGTTGGTGGTGACTTGCGACAAGGTATTGGTGGCGACGCCGGCACCCACGGTGCTGACATACTTGCCCGCCATATCGCTCGGGAACGTCACCGCAAAGCAGCCAAACGCCAGCGTAGAGGCCGACAAACCAATCAGGGAACCGTAAAAATCAGCCGCCTTGGTCACCACCACGGTTTGCAGCACAACGCCCAACACTGGCGGCAACGACGAAGAGGCGTTGGTTTTTAAGAACGCGCAGACACGTGTGATGGTCGGAGCCGGCACCTGCCCTGCCACCGATGGCAACACAAGGTCAACGTTGCGCATTTCCACGTTGCTGCCCTGGCTATAGAAAATGAAGCCCGCCATCTGCGTGGTGCCGTCGCTCGCCAGAAAATACTGAGGCCGGAATTTGGGGGCAACGCCCGAGGTAACGGCGTTAGCCCCGTAAAGCACCAGGTACGCGCAGGTGACCCCGATGTTGGCGGTCATCGTGTAGTCACTCAGCAAATAGACGTTGCACTGACCGCTCGACGGCGTGGACGCCAGTGCCTTGTTGATGGTTTTAAACGGCGCCGCCTGGGTGTTGCCAGCATTGGTATCCAGACCGTTTACTTGATCGACCCACCAAGTGCGGGACGTATCAGGGACGGCCGCAATCGCCGCGTTAACGGCCATCGTGATTTCATTTTTCTTGCCATTGAAGGTGGTAATCAGGGTATTGGTTGCCGACACCAGATCAGCGATTTGCGATTCGAGACTCATAAGACTCAAACTCCAAGGGTGGTTTTAGAGAAAAGGTTTTGCAGGGTGATTAACCCCGTGGCGTTGGCCGCGATGGCGGTCAACAGTCCGTCACGGTCCGAGTCTTGCCGCTGCTCGGCGGCCTTCATTCGCTCCATCAGGTTGGCGATTTGCTGACCTTCGATTTGGTGCAAATTGGCCTGATCGTCCAGCGTGTCCTGGAACTTGATGCCGCGTAGCTGGCTGGCAATTTGCGCCGTCGCCAGCGCGGCCAGCTCGGCTGATAGCGTCAGATTCAAACCCGCGCCGGTCGAGGTGATGGTGACGCTATTGGCCGGCAACGCCGTCAGCGACAGGTCATAGGCCAACAACAACTCGGCGTTAGCCGACTTGTAAGTGAGCGCCTCGGAGGGGTGTGACCAAACCGCCAGCAGCGTGCCGTCCGACAACAGAAAGCCCACCTCCCGCGCCCAATAGGCCTTGGCGTCGTCAGCCACCGCCGTGACGTGGATCAGGCTGTCGCTCAGGCGCTGACCATCCGAGATCGCGTATTTCGCCACCTGGGTGCGCAATGCGGTCTGTGTGTTGGCCGGGGTATAGCCACTGGTGCCCACCACGATGTGCGTGATTTGCGCCGCAACACCGGTGTTATCTGCGCGCCAAATGGCGGCTAGGCCGGCCTTGGTGATCAGGGGTTGTAACGGGGTACTCATACGAGGACGGCCTCCATAGTGACGCGCACAACGATACGGGTGCGGTGCGCGTTAGCGACCGCAAAGCCCTGCTCTACTTGAATGGGAACGCCCAACAGCTCGGCGCTTTGATGAATGACGCAACGAACGCTCGACGCGTTGGCCAGCCCTATGGCTTGCTCTGCGGTATCCATCGGAACGCCTTGCGCCTCCAGCGTCCGGCGGTCCAGTTGCCGTGTCTGGCTGGCATTGGCCAAGCGCAAACCACCGTCAAACCGCGCGCCGACTTTGAGCGTGTAATGACTGCGTTCGTTTTTGGTCGCATCGACCAGGGCACGCAGGCGCTCGAACAATTGCGGCGATAGAATCGACCCCTCACCGCCCCGGTTATCGTTGGCCCAGGCAATCAACTGAAAGGTGTACGGCACCGCGCCGGGGATTTGCGTCCATTCCTTGAACTCGGCTCTCACCCCGACCGCCTTCAGCACGCGGCGCACCGCACCGACCGTGCCCTTTCGCTTGTGCACCGGAATCGACTCGCGAATCAGCGCGCGCTGTTGCTCTTCGGTTTCGGCGGCCTCCCAGCCTTCGACCGACATGGCCCAGGCCAACCACGGCAAGAAGTCCACCGGACACCGCGCCGAGTCGGCTACGCCCCGGATAATTTCCGGGTCGATCCCCAAGTCACAGGCCGTGGCCAGCGCTCGTTCCAGCGGCGTACTGTTCAGCGGTAACAGCCGGCTCATGAGACGACCGCTCCAGTGACCTTGATCGAGGTGCAGTTCGGGTAATGCCGCTTATCGCAAATCACATCCGCCGTGGGTTGCGTCAGCAACACCCGACGCACGCCCGAAACATGCAAGGCGGCATAGATCGCCGACAGCGACATTTCGCCCTCTAACTCCCGCGCCGCTTTCACCGCCGTCGCCAAGGCGGCATTGGCCGCCGCCAGCACCACCACCGAAGACGGGCCGTCTAGAAGTTCCAGAGCAGCGACGATGCTGAAATTCGTCGGCTGCCCAAGCTGGCTGCGCGGCCGGTCCGTGATCGGGCGCACATCCTCGGCCGAGAGCGCCGTTTGCACCGTGGCCACCAGGGCTGCCGGCTCGACGGTGCTTTCAAGTGTCGGCAACACCGCCAACGAAACATCGCCCGGCAATGGATTGCTCAGGCCGGCCGCGTAATCGCACACCAGCACAATCGCCCCAGGTGGCAACTGATCGCGCAGCGCCTGACTAATCTCCGCTGCCTTGAAAGTCGGGGAGTCCACCGAGATATTGGCCACGTTGGCCGATGCGCTCAGGCCGTGAAACTCATACGCCCCGCGACTGCCCGCTACCGACAGGCCCTCCAATGAAAGCTGAGTGCGGTACAACAACGCATCGTCTTTTTCCATCACCTTCGAAATCGGTGGAAATGCGTCAGGGTCCGCTTCGGTGATCGTTAACCGCTCGACACCGTAGTCAGCCGCGCGGTTGTCCAGATCCGAGCCCCGTGCATAGGCCAACAAACTGGACTTCGCCGCATCGTTGATGCGCGCCCGGCTCATCAGCTTCTGATAGGCCGCGACTTCCAGCAGCTTTACAACCGGGTCGGACTCCAGCAACGCCGTCCAGTTATTGCCCATCTGAAACCGGAAATCGGCCAGCACTTCCTGATAGATGTCTTCAAAATCCAGCGGCTCCAGCACGTCCGGCGCCGGCAGCGCCGACAGGTTGACGACGCTCATACACTTACCTCCAGCAAGACACCTTCACCGAGGTATTCGCCGCTAATTTGAATATTGATTGCCCCATTCAGAACGGACAGCACACGCACGCGCTCCAGCCGCAAGCGCGGTTCCCAGCGTCCCAACGCCCTGGCCACCTCGGCCTGTACCGCACTTTTCCAACCTTCGTTAACCGGCATGTCCACAAAGCGGCGGATCGTACTGCCGTACTCCGGTCGGTATCGGCGACTCCCCAGCGGCGTGCCCAAGATGTCCGCCATGGACTGCCGCAGATGCTCGATGCCGGAAATGAGCTGACCTGTATGGCGGTCCATCCCGATCATTTAAATCACTCCTTCAGCGGTTGGAACTCTGGGTTGGCCCGCAGAAAGCTGACGGCTTGGGTGTCGGAGGACATCACCTGTACAACGCCCTTGGCCACCGACAACGTTCGGCCATCAGCGGGAATGATCAGGGTGCGCGAGGTGTACACCTGGTCGCTGAAAGTCAGTTGCCGATCCGGCACGGGCTCAGCGACTGCTGGCCCCTCGGTCACAGGGTTTTCGAACTTGGCCATGTTTTCTCCAGGCATGAAAAAGCCCGCACGGGGCGGGCTGTCGAGGATTGAAATCAATGCGTGTGATGGTTGCTGTTGCCGCCGGCATCAATGATTGCGCCGGCACTGGTGATGCCCTTCGTGACATGCAACGCACCGTCGATGGTGACTGCCGCTTTCAGGTTGATGTTGCCGGTGGTGACGTTGACCGCGCTGTCCGTGATGACCGCTTCCGTGCTGGCCACTTTGATCGTCACCGTGCCGCTGGGCAGGGTGATGCTGTAGCTCTTGGCCTGCCAGTCGTAGATCAGCGAGCCGCCATCATCAAAGCGCCAGACTTCCACGTGATCGCGGTTGTCCGGCGGTGGGCCGGCGTTGCCATACAAACCCGGGATGAACGTGCCTTGTGCCACGTCCCCGCTGGCACTGACCAACGTACCCTGCTCGCCCATGGATGGCGCCCGCCAGTGCCTAGCTTTTCCGGCGGCAATGCTGTGCCATCGCACCCATGCGCTGACCCAATCACCACCGTCCGAGACGCGGCACACCGGCGGCGAGGCGGCAAGATCGAGCGCCACCACATAACAATCCTTCACCACCCCGGCGAGCATGCGGTCGTGCTGGGCGCTGGCGTAGCCGCTCACAGGTCCTCCGCCGGCACAAAGTCCGGTTTGACGTCGTCGTTGAACCCGAACAGCAGCATGCCCGGCGGCTGATCAGGCCATGGCCACTCCTCGGGGCCGAGGTAGACCTGCTGCGTCCATTCCACCAGCCAAACGGTGTAGCCATCCAATGCCGGCTGGGTCCAATCCTGCAGGGCCTGAACGAACTCCGCCGGCTCGACCTCCAGCCCCCAGGTCTGTGCCCGTAAAATCACGGCGAGCTGGGTGGCCAGTTGCACGGCTTGCTGCTGATGAAGGGGCTGAATCGGGTCAACTATGATGCGCGCCTCAAACTTGCACACCAGCGAGGTCTCACCCGTACCGATGTCGATCCCCGGCTCAATCTCGGCCAGCTCCAGAAACACCGCCGGCAATGCGATGCGGTCTTGAATGTTCGGCCAGGCACTCACCGTCTGAACCCCCGGCAGGTGAGTCACCAGGTGCTGCTCGACCGCCTGGTAAAGCTGGTCCAGGCTAAAAGGTTCATCAGCCATTAAGCGATCCTCTTGAGGTACTTCTGCAGCTCAAAGTTGAGCTCCTGTTTCAGGATCTCCAGCAAGCGTTCATCGGCCTTTTGTACCCAGCTTTCAAAGTGCGGACGGGCTTGCTCCAGAGACACTTTGGCCTTGGCCAACGGAAAGCGACTGCCGTTTTCCGCGACCCACCCCGAACTCGGCCCGTGACCGGGTGACACCGTGCTATCGGGGTAATCGTCCGCGTTGAAATGCTTGCTCGCGGTGCGAATCCAGATGTCCGGCTTGTTGCCGTAGACCTTCTTCAGGAACGCGCCCTGGTAACGCCGCCCCGCCACCGATACGCCGCTGCCGGTCTGCCGTGCGCGGCCGATCCGGCTGGACTCGATGGCATTCAAACCAAACCAGAGCTTGCCGCTCGCTGCCCCGCCGGACACCGGGTAACTGCGCAATCGTTGACGCACCGCCGCGACAGCGATGCGCTCCTGTCGACTGACAGCCCGGGCGATGTGCGTGCGCAACCACCCCAATGTTTTGTTGATCGCACGTCGGTGCGCAGTGGCTGCCGCCTTGGGCACCAACTTGGCAAAGTCCTGAAACGCCTGAAGGTCTGCGGCCGAAGACTGGATGGAGATCATCCCGCCGCCAGCCGAGGGTTTGAAATGGCTACCGACGCTCATGGGCGTAACCTCAGGATCAAGGCGACCAGTCCGTCGCCGCCCGGCTCCAGTTGCAGCAGGTCGTAATCGCCGCCGCCATCCAAGGCAGGCAAATCGATGCTGACCAACAGTCCACGGACAAGACCTTGCGAATCGCTGACGCGGATCTCGAACCGAGGCTCACGCAAGCCGGTATTGAGCTTGCCGAGTTTCGGCTGCAACCAGGGCGCGGCAAACATGCCGAACACCGGCTCTTCGCGACCCTCGATCCGTGCGGTATCGCCCAGCGTTTCGAACACCACCGCGTCGACCTCGGCGACCAGGTCACGAAAGCCCACGGTCAGAGTTCCAGCAGGATCTGTGCGCGAGGTCGGGTGCACAGGTGCAGCGGGTTGGACTGGGCTTCGCCGGCCATGCCTTTGTTGAACGGCAGCGGCTCGATCATGCTGTAGTACGGGATGCCCTGGGTGTTGACCGTTTCCATGTAATCGGCCGGCGCAAACACCGAGATGTACAGATCCGGCACCCCCTCAGGGATCAGCAGCGCCTTGTCGTCGTGGACGAAAGAAATGCCAGCGACTTTGCCACGGTAGCGCTCCCAGATAATGCCACCAAACTCGAAGCTCTCCCGAGCGTCACCGCGCAAGGCCGCCGCCTGCTGGCTGTTGAGGTAGGTCTCTTTGACCGACTTGTGAACAATCAGCTTGTTCCAGAAGTTTTTGCCGCAGAACGCGCGAGAACTGGTGCTGGTCACGCTGCCAAGCGCGTCTTCTTGCATATCCAACGCTTCGCCGCATTTGACCCGCAGCTCCGTGCTCGGGTCGGCCAAGCCCATTGGCAACTTCTGACGCGACACACCGAAGCGGTCATACAGGTCCAGCAGCACCGTCGAACCATCGGCATCCAGGATCAAGCCATTGAGTGCGCCCATGCGCTGGAACTCATGGGTCGCGTCCAACTGACGACGCGCTTTGGCCAGGCGGGTATTGACCACATCCTGCACCGCCTGCAACTCGGTGCGGGTACCGAAGGCGCGAATACCCTGGATCTCGTCGGCCTTGATGGTGAAGCGCTCCGGCAGGTGGACGGTGTTGAACGGGATCAAGTTGCGCTTGCTGGCCGCGACCACCAGACCAGAGCCACCCCGTTCACCGGCAGGCACCAGTGCCAGGGTGTCGCCGTCCTTTTCGATCTGTACCGTCAGCGTGGTGATGCCCTCCTCGCGGAACAGGCCCAGGGCGCTGATGCGACCCGGCAGATAGGGTTGATCGTTGAGTGCAGCGGTCAGCGCGGTAACGGTAAACGCTTCGTCGTCAAAAATGGCGATGTCGGCCATGGGTACTCTCCAGAAATTGAAAAGCCCGCTCAAGGCGGGCTGGGGAAACGTGACTGAGGGGCTTAGCGGACGATCAGAAAATGGGTGGCCAGATCCTTTTCAGCCTCTGGGTCCAGCCCGGTCAGATGCACTTCGCTGACTTCCGCCAGCCGCACCACCGCGCGACCACGGCGCACGATGTCCGACTCGCCCAGCGGTCCGTAGAGAATCGCCACGGCAGCCTGAGTGCCATCTTCGGCGGCCGGGTCATACGGCGCGAATTCCTGCGAAGCAGTGACCAGGCCGAGTACCTGGCCCGAATTCAGCGCGGGGCCAGCGGCGACGTTGATCGTTTCCCGCGAAATGTTCCCGGCACCTTCGGACAGGAGAAACTCGCCCGTATGGATCGGCTCTTTTTTGATGGTCATGCTCTTGCTCCTTTCGCGCCGCGCGCAGTGCCAGATTGAGCCGCTTGTCGCGAAGCCCAGATCGAGGTGGGATCAGGTTGTTTAGCCAGCACCTTGGGTGCCGGGTCGTCGGCCAACGGCAGACTGTTATCGATTTCAAAGCCCTTGCCGCTGGTGACAATCTTGTCGAACAGACGCGCTCGCACCGCCGCCGCATCCAGCCCCGCTGCCACGTACTCGGCGCTGAACTCTGGCAAGCGGGCGGCCACGCAGAGGTCATTCACCGCCTTGGCACGAGTCAGGCCGGCCAGGACGATCTCTTCGCTTTCGAGCTGGGTGGAGCTGAGCAGCGGCTCGACCAGGTTGCTGATGCCTGCTGCCGTGCAACGCTGGGTGATCATCAATGCCAATTTGGCCGAGTCGACCACCACCGGCACCAACGGCGGAACAATGGGCTCCAGCTCCGGATCCTCTTCGGGTGGTTCGTCGAGCTGGGCCAGCAAGTCAGCCGGCGCGTGCTGGTAACGCTGCAACACTGCGCCTTGGCCGAGGCAGGCCTTAACCGTGATGCCGTCGCCGACTTCATCAGCCAGACCCAGGTCCACGGCTTCATTCGCCGTCAGCCAGGTTTCGGCGCTGACCATACGCCGCAGCTCGGCGTCATCGATGTCGGGCGCCTTGGCCTTGTAGGCCGCAATGATCGCCTCCAGGGTCTGATCCAACACATCAGCAACTCGGCGGAAGTCCTCCGCATCCCCACCAGCATAGGTGTAGGGGTTGTGGATCATCAGCATGGCGTTGGCCGCGATCACCACTCGGTGCGCACCGCACACCGCCACGCTGGCGGCACTGGCGGCCAAGGCATCAATCCGGCCGGTGCAACGCTCGCCCAGACGCGACAGCGCGTTGTGCATCGCCAGCCCGTCAAACAAATCCCCGCCGATGCTGTTGAATGCCGCGATCACCGGTGAGACGCCGTCGTCCATGGCACGCAGGTCTTGCACAAATTGATTCGCGGTAATGCCCCAGGTACCGATCTCGCCGTAGACAAAGACTTCGATTACCCGCTCGGCGGCCTCGCCGCTGGCGTGCACGGCATACCAGGTCTTGTCCTGAACCTGCACCCGCTGGCCTGCCCGGTTGTAAACGCGCGGTCGCGCTTTCTTGCTCATGGTTGCTCCTTGTCGTCGGTGTTTTCGACGGCATCAAGGGTGTTGTAGTTGAGACCCAATGCTGTGGCCCGCGCCAGATCGGCGGCGTTTTCCAGATCGACCGTTTCGGCGTCGTAGCCGGTGCGCAGGACCATCTCGCTACGCGAGGCAAAGCCGGCCTGCACTTCCATCCGGCGTGCCTGAACGTCCTGCACCGGCTGGATGTAGGCCCACCCTTGCGGTACCCAACGGGTACGCAGGTAGTCACGGCGCCTTTGCGCGTAATCGCCCAGCACCAGGACACCGGACAACACGGCCATGTCCATCCAGGCCGCCCGCACTGGGCGGCAAAGCTGGTGGACGTAGACGCTGAATTGCAGCTGTTCCAGGCGGCGCCGAAACTCGTTGAGCACTACCCGCAGCGCCCGGTCGTTGATCCCGCGCATGTCGCCGGTGAGGATCTCGTAAGGTGTGCCGGACCCGGCTGCTGCAGCCATCAGTTGTTGCCGCATGAAGTCCGGATAGTTGTTGCCCGCGTCCGGCGGCTTGGAAAACTCGACCTCCTCACCCGGCCCCAGCTCCTGCATCGTGCCCGGCTCCAGCGCCACCATCGGCGTGAAACCATCGCGATCCAAGCTCAGCGGCGCGCCGGTGACCGGGTCTCTGGGAACGGGTCCCGACTCCGGTGTCGGCCGCTTGATAAAGCCGGCAAACAGGTTGGCCACCTCCTGGCGAAACAACACCGCGTCATCGTAGTTGTCGAGACTGCGCAGTCGCTTGAGCACTGGTGACAATCGCGGCACCCCGCGCAGTTGGCCGGGCTCTACGGGCTCGAAGATGTGTAGCACCTGGGCGGCCGGCACGCGGACCAACTGGTTGTAGCCGGCGTTCAGCGAGGCCGCATCACGCGGATGCGCCAGGTACATCCAGTACGCCACCCGCTTGCCGCCAGGATTGAACTCGATGCCGGCGCGGATCGTGTTGCCGCTTTTGGTGCTCTCGTATTTGTCGTGTGGGACAAACTCCGGCGCCAGAATCTGCAACTGCAGCGGAACCGCCAAGCCTTCGTCCAGGCTGCGCGGTCGCAGCCGCACAAAACACTCGCCCGAGGTTTCAACCGTGCGCGCCACCAGGGCCTGCTGGCCGTAGAAGTCAGTGCGATCATCCGCATCCGATTCATCGACCCAATCCCCCCACAGCTCCTGCAGCAACTTGCGTAAAGCGTCATCGTCGGTCGTCGGCCGAGGGGTGATGCCCGTGCCGATCAGGTTGCTGACGCGCTTGTCGATCACGTTGAAGGCATACGGGTCATTGCGAACCGCTGCTCGGGAGCGCGACCGCAGGTTGCGCAGTGCCGGGGTGTTGATGCTGTTGATCCCGTTGTCGGGAGCATCCCAGCCAGTGGAACGTCGGCCCTCCCCGGCGCCTTCGTAACTGGCCTTGATGTTCGACGGCAACACGAATCCGTTACGGGTTAACGTCGGGAAGTGTCGGGCCATTAGACTCCCTTGCCCCCGTGATACAGCCGGACCACGCGCGAACGTGGCCCGGCGGCGTTGACCAGCGACGAACGAATCTCTTCGCGAGCCTTGAGCAGCTCATCGACCGTGCGGTACTCCACGGTGCGGTCGGTGTAGCGCACGGTTTTTTCACCGCGAGCAATGGCCGCCTCAACCGCGTCGAGGTGCTTCTGGGTAAATGACATATCAGCGTCTCTTCAGGTAACCGCTGGTGGAGCTGCGGCGTTGAGGGGGTGTTGCTACGGGGCGCGTTTGCACGACCGGAACAGCGGGTGCTGGAACCGGTTGCCGAGCAGGTGTTGCTGAACCAGGACTATCGACCCGCTCACCTTGAACGGGCTTGATGCCCAGCGCTTCGTCAAACAGTCCGGACTGCGCCAGGGACTGACGCACGCGCTCCCAGTCGTGTTCCTTGTAGCGGTTGAGGCCCAAGTAATGCGCCATGGCCAGGCAATACACCATCAGGTCGAGCGCTTCGTTGCGCTCGGCCTTGCCCTTGACCCATTCGATGCGCTTATGACCACGCACGTAACGGGCGACCTTGCGCTCTGCGACGCACTGGTCGAAGAAATCGTCCGGTAGGTCATTGGCGAAGTGCAACGCGCCCGGCCCGGATTCGAACGGGTAGCGGTTGTAGATCCAGTCCTTCGCCGTATCGGTACCCACGAACCACAGCTCGGCGCCGTTGCGTTCGGTCTGGCCTTTCCAGGTCACGTCGACCATGGACGGGCGTTGAGCAATGACCGGCTTGCCTGGTTTGCTTGCACCTTTGATGGCGAACACGTTGCGCCAGCGACGAACGCGGCAGAACTGGTAGACCTCATCAGTGTGGTGACCACCGGAGTCGACGGCCACCGCGAGAATGCCAAGACCGACACCGCACGGATGGCGATATTTGACCTTGAGCAATTCGTCCAGCGCCGCCCAGGTGCGTTCGTCTGCGGGATCGCCGGAGACCACCTGGTAGTCCACGACCCAACGCTCCATGCCGACGCCCCAGCCCATGGCCATAAACTCCAGCCGGTTGGCCTGAACGTCGACGGCGCCGGTGATCATCATCACTGCCGCCGACAGCGAGCCGAGGGTAAAGTCTTCCAACCGCGCCCGCTGTCTGAGCACGTCTGCTTTGGTCTGCTCTTGAGCCGCGTCCCACACCTTCGCCAGACGGGTGTTGTAGAACACCTGCATGGGCTCAAGATCGCCTTTGGCCTGGGCCTTTTTGGCCTTCTCAAATTGCTTGGCCAGCGACTTCCAGTCCATCCAACCAAGCGGCGAATACAACGCGTTGAGGTGGAAACCCACCGTCTCGCCGTCGCCCTCGGCGTGAGCGCGCCATTCGCCGTTGGCGAGCATTTCGCCCTTGTGGTACTCCTCGATCAGCACATCACATTCAGGTCCGGCGCACTGGTAGTGCACCACGCTGAAGTCCTTCGAGTAGTGCAGCCGCTCCCATTCAAGGATCTGCATGTGCCGGCAAGTCGGGCATGGCACATAGTAGTGACGCTGGTCACTGCCATCGAACAGGTCGGAGATCCGCGAGGCGCCCTTGATCGTCGGCGAGCTGGAGAAGTAGAACTTCGCGTTACGGCCAAAGGTGCTGCCCCGGGTTTCCGCCAGCTCGATGGGATCGCCCTCCTCGCCGATGTCCACCTCCCAGCGGTCGATCTCGTCGCCGTACACATAGCGCGCCGACAGCTCTGATAAGTTGGCTGCCGAGCCGGCGGTGGTGACGTATAACGTGCCACCCTCAAACTCCTTGGTGTCCATGGTGTTGCGCGAATCCCGCGAGCGGTTGGCCGCCACACGCTCGCGCAGTACCGGCGTCGCTTTGATCGTTTTGCCAATCCGCGATGACACCCGTTTGGCCAGGCCGAGGCTTGGTAGCAGCGCCAGGATGTTCGACGGCGCCATGTGCATCAGGCCGCCGATCCAGTTCAGACCGATCTGGGTTTTCATCAACTGTGACGCGACCATGGTGATCACGCGTTTGCAGGGGTGAGCCGGTGACAGGCACCGCATGGGCTCGCGGGCATACGGTGTACGCGAGGTGCGGTATTGGCCCGGCTCTGCGGCACCGGTGTCACGCGGGATCCGCATGTACTCATCGGCCCACTGATCGATCCAGACATCCGGGTCGGGCCGTAGCCCACGGAAATACGCCTCGCGGTACACCTCTGCACCGTCAGGAATTTCCGTGGGCATGGGCTTAACTCGTGGTCAGTGCGTGTTCAAGGTCCGCTGAAGACATGCGTTCGGCATCTTCCAGCGAGCGGCGAATCGCCGCCGTGAGGTGCTTTTCGATTTCCCAAGGGTCAGTCATCGACGCCAGTTCGGGCGCCAGTTGCGGAGGCATCCCCAGCAGTTGATCGCGCAGCATGCGACCGGCGTTGTAGGCGCCCGTCTGAACTGCCGACAGGACCACCAGCGAGCCCTTTGCCTTGTGCAACTCGATCTCGGCGAGCTGTGCCAGGTTGTGCTCGCGCAATGCGCGGGCCTTCTGGAAGTCGGGGAGCTGCCCCGCAGGGGTGATCGTGAGCGGTGGCGCAGCCGTTGAAGTCGGCTCGGCCTGGCTGGATAGCTGGCTGTATACGTCACGCTGAAGCCGGTCCTGGTGGTGGCGGTCAGCGACGGCGGTCTTACTAGGGTCAGCGGTGTTGCGAATCAACGCTTCGCTGGCCGTGACATCGACCTGTTTACCGTCGGCGGTCAGCACTAGGCGGTTGTTGTTTTTCAACCAGGTGATGTAGCTGGGTGCCCTGCCGATCCGAGCCGCGAAGGCGCTCTTTGACAGGTACATTGGTTCTGTCATAAGCCCTCCTTTTCAACGGCTTTTCAATGGAACCTTTCGATTTCAATGGATTGAATTTCAGTAAGCTGGCAACCCTGCCGCTAACACTTTCCCGCGGGTTTCCGACCCCGTGTCCTTCAGATACCCCTAGGGTCCCCGGCGGTTTTCGGCGCCCCAGATCGGTTCATCCCCCCTGTTCGCCCCCGGCGGGTGGAACTTCGCTGACGCCCAACCGTTTCGCGGCCCATCGTTCGTACAACCCGATGGCAACATCCGCGCCGGCCATCGCCGTGAGGCAGCCCAAGGCGCCTGCCGTCCAGATCGTCATGCCGGCGGCGATCATCAACATCATCGCCGATACCCCGCAGACAATGCAGGCACCGGACCGAAGTGCCAGCCTGCGTAACAAAGCCCAGCCTCTTGCCCCATCCTTGTCGGCCCGCCACATCTCTCCCGATACGCCACCGACCAGAGCCAGGACGATCACTAACCAGATCGGCATCTCTGCCAGTGCTTGCTGCTCGCTTGTCATCGCCAACCCCTAAACGCAAAAACCCGGCGGGATGGCCGGGTTTGGTGGTGTGGTGCCTGCCGCTGTCTGCGGTTGCACCTATCGAAGATGACTACTTTTTACAGGTCGATTCCGGTGGCAGCAACCCTACTTTAATGCCACCCGGTGAATAAGTGGGCTACGCGGGGTGAACGCCTAGCGAATGTCGGCGAATACACCACCACGGCATTCTGTTGTTTCGGCGGTGTCCCATACGTCCCACCATTCAGAGTCGAAGTAGGACACCTGAGAGCACCTAAATTCGGGGCTTCGCCCCACTGTCCTACTTATCTATCTACTTTCTCGTGTAAAGGAAGAAATTTAAAGAACACGCGTCCGCGCGATAAGCGCGTACTGCTGCCCGCTACGCTTTTACGGGCGGGAGGCAGCACAAGGCGGGACGGTGGGACAGCCCAACAACGACAAGGCCCGCACCTGTCCCGCTGCATCAAAGCGCAGCGAGACAAGACGGGCCAGTGGGACAAGAACAGTCGAACGCATGCCTGGGGTCACGCAGCCTGCCCCATCATCACGCCGAGGATCTGCAGATGCGCGTCATGCAAGCGTTGGTAGTACGTGTCACGGCCACAGCCGCAATGGGCATACCTCAAACGCATATCCACATCGAGTGTGCAGTAATGCTCCCGCACGACCGTCACCAGCTCGGGCGCAAGGTGCTTGGTCACGATCAGTTCGATGTCCAACGAACTCTCCAGCGGCGCACGGAAGGCACGTCGGCCCCTGATCAGTTGCCCGTTGGTTTCCATCATCATCGCAACCATGTTTCCCCCAGCCAGCCCCCCTTTCGAATGTTCCGAATGCAGCTCCTGCGCCCATAACCGAAGCAGCGAATCGATCTCCTTAATCAAAGCAAGGCTCCTCGAACGCTTCCCGCTGCAATGCCGAAGAACCGCCCCACCCTGCCGGCTTCTTGTAAGCCCAAGGCCGCTGTCCACTCTTAGCCAACGCTGGCAAGCGCACGCGTCGCCAACCCAACCGATGCATGATCGCCCCGACTCGCATCTGCTCCGGCTTGCCCCAATGCCCATAGTCCAACTTCAACGCACAGGTCAGCACATCACTGCCGGTGGTGGTCTCGCCGATCTGCGACTCTTCCAGCCAGGTCAGAATCGGACCTTCCCATTCATCCACCACAAAGCGCTCGTCCTGCTCCTCGCCGAACATCGCCGCCTCATCCAGCGTCACCCACCAAAGATCGCCCGCGTCGTAACAGAACACCGCCTCGGCCCACAGCTGATCGCGCATCGAGCGCAACAGCTCCAGATCCACCTTGGTACACGCCACCGGCCAATAGCGCCGGTTGCCGGTGGCATCCTTCAGATACTCGTCTTGGTTGGTGGTACCCACGAAAACACACTGGCGTGGCACGTCCATCGTTCTGCGGCCGTAACTCTCGCGATAAGTGTCGGTAGACGCCGAAAAGAACTGCTTAGCCTTGGTACTTTCCGCTTTATTGAAGCTGTCCAACTCCCCCAGCTCGACGATCCACTTACCCCGGATTGCCTGAAAGCCATCCTTGTCGCCGAGCGCGAAAGGCGTGTCCATAAACCACTCCCCACCGAGAATGCTCATCGCCGTCGACTTACCGGCGCCCTGCGCGCCCTCGAGGATCATCACCGAGTCAGCCTTGCAGCCAGGCTTCATGACCCGCGCCACGGCAGACAACATCCAACGCTTGCCAACCTTGGAGGAATAGTCGGTCGCCTTTACTCCCATGACCTCTGTCAGCCAGCTTTCAAGACGCGGCACCCGATCCCATTCCAATTTGCGCAGGTACTGCCGCACCGGATGAAACGCGTGGTCATGCGCAACAACGCTCACCGCCTCGATCACATGGGACGCCTTCACCCGCAAGTTGTACTGCTGCGCGAGCCACTTCATCACCCGCACATCATCAATGTCCGCCCAATCGCCTGTGCCGCCGCCATAAGGCGCAGCCCGCAGCTTCACCAGCTTCGAACTGAACGCGCTGTAACTGATCACCCCGGCCCAGCGTTCGTCATTGGCCAGGATCAGCTCGACGTTCTGCATATGCGCAATCAAAGCACCGCTTTCGCTTCGAGCCAGCATGTCCTTCCAACCACCCGCTGCCGGCGGTTTGACCACCGCCAACACCTGGCGGCGCACCGTCTCCAAACCTTCAGCAACATGCAGGTCATTAAAGTCGGTCCACTTGACCTCACGCTCACCGGAAAAGATCGGCGCAACTACCTGGCCACCGACAATCAGCGCCGCGTTGTTGGCCTTCTCCTCACCAGGGTTCCATGCATCACCGTTCGGCTTCGTGGTTTTCCAGTCATCATCGCGACACACAATCAACGGGCAGCCGGCAAACCGTTCGCGCATGGCCTTGCAGACCATCAACAAGTTACCCGCATCAAACGCAATGGCCACCGTCAGTGACGTGGCCATATGCAGACTTGCGCCGGTAGCGTAGCCCTCACACACCAGCACCGGCTCACCCGGATCCGGATGCGGCCCGATCAAGTGAAAGGCGCCCTCCTTCGACATGCCGTAAGGCCAATAAGACTTGTCCCGGCCGGTGTCCTCTTGCTTGGCCGGGAACACCACCTGCAGGCCGACTATCTCATTACGCACATTGCTCATCGGCACCAGAAACGCACCGGTACGTGGTGCATACCGAACGCCAAAACCCACAATCTGCTTACGATCCAGATAATCGCTACGCCCTTTCTCCGGCATGCGCTTGAACATGCCAGCAGCGCGTTTCGCCGCACGACGTGCAGCACTCGCAGAGATCTCGGCAGCACGGCGTTTAGCTTCTTCCTGCCGAGCGCGCATAACCTCGCGCTCTTCCGGTGACATCCGCCCGGCCTTGACCTTGATCTTCTGCGACTCGCCTGAACGCCAGTCACCGAACGCACCGAAGATCAGCGTCTCGCCCTTCTCCGTGCGTTGCTCATGTGCGACGTACCACCCGTTCTTTTCCTTGCCCTTGTCCTGCGAAGTCTTACACCGGGTCAGCTTGCCTAACACCAGCGGCTGCGCCGGCTCGAGACCGTAATCCGCGAATTGCCCCAACACCTCATCGAGCATGACGAGCCTCCATCATTTCCTCTATGGCAAGGCATTCCACACATTGCGTACAGCCGGGCTGCGCCAAACGGCGGGCTTCCGGGATAGGGTCATCGCACGTTTCGCAAAAGAGAAACGAATGCGCCGCCAAGGCAGGCTTGGCGGCGAGAAGACGCGCAGCGAGTGCTTGATCAACACGCTCCTGCACCAGGTCATTAGCGAAGTCAGCGATATCAGCCACGATCAACGCCTCGCGTCGTCTGGTTGACATACGTGGCGCGGTTGAACAACCCCAACAGCCCCTGAATCCCACGAAACACCTGCAGGCGAATCGCGGCCAGTTCCTTATCGGAAACAACCCCGTCGCCAATGCTCTTGGCCCAGGTATCCGCCAGATCCGCGACCTGTCGGAAGTACTCGGCAATCCCGGTGGTCAACGTCTCCGGCATGTCGTTGGTGTACGCCTCAGCCAGCTCCTGCCAAGTCGTGTCACCGACCAACGCATGCACCGCATCCAGAATGCGGCGATCCTTGGTCAGCTCCAGAATCTCGCCGAACTCTTGAATGTTCACTGTGTGGCTTGGGTGGGTTGGGGAAAGCTTGTGCTGCAGCGTGGTCGCATTCCGGCCGGTGGTGGCGGCGATGGCAGCGGCTCCGCCGGGGTAGTCCCGGGCAGCATGGTAAAGCGCGAGATCGAGCGGCAAAACTTCCCGCTGCGCCCGCTCAACAGAACTCAGAGCGATTCGGCTCATGGCATTAATCCTTATAAGTTGCCAGTGCCGCGCGACATGCAGTGGTGATACATTTGCCGCGTGGCTTGAAAGGGCCCAAACGCCGGCTAGATCTTCGGGATCGACACCGGCACCGTGCCGGGGCGAGCAATCCGTTGCTCACCCCTGGCGCAACAGCTGCCCAATCTGTGGTGGAAAAGGCAGCAACACCAAGGCTTCCGATCCTTGGAAAAGCGCGATAAAGGGAGGTGGTTGCATGTGGTGTGCCCGCCTATCTTTATCGCGACCCGACAGCGCTGTGGTGGTGCGTGCCGGGAGGAACTGGGCGGCCCTTGGGTCGCCTTTTTTCTAACTACGCTGCAGCTTTTTGTGGAGCCGAAGCGTTCAATAGCCAAGCCGCTTGGAATGCGTTGCCTTTCTGCTTCGCAGCAGTCGCCAACAGCTCGGCGTATTTGGTTTCACCTGTGTAATCCGTTCGCGGCAGGCATGCAGCCTGACGCCATTTGTTCAATGCTTGGTAGCTTCTATTGCATACCTTCGCAGCGGCCCCGATGCCGCCTACGGCTTCAAACGCAAACGCAATCGCGCTCGGAAAATCTGCGGGGTCCAACATGACAATCTCCATTTATCAACTTGCGGTTGATATTATAGATCAACTGACTATTGCGCAACCTTTGTGACACTCTCAACTCATGGTTGATAAAAACTCTCTCCGCGCAGCTTTCAGCGAGCGCCTTCACAAAGCCCTCGACGATGCCGGCGTACGAAGCCGGGGCCGAGGGGTGGATATCCATCGTCAGTTGAAAAGCATGGGTGTGGTCAAGACTACCCAGGCCATTAGCAAATGGCTAAACGGCGAAGCGATGGCGGAAGCAGACAGCATGTCGGCCCTCTGTTCATGGCTTAAGGTAAGGCGGGAATGGCTCGAATACGGCGTGCTACCGAAGGAGCAGACAGGGGATACCAATGTCCGAAGCATCTCCGTTGGTGACGAAAGTAACGTCGGTGAAATTAATCAACGCTTTGGCAGGGTTCCATTGATTTCGTGGGTACAAGCCGGTGCCTGGTGCGAAGCCATTTCAAATTTCGAGAACTACGACTCGGAGTCGTGGTTATCTTGTCCGGTACCGATTAGCAGCCATGGATACGCCTTGAAAGTGCTCGGAGATTCTATGACGAATCCGGGACCGGGACGTAGTTACCCTACCGGATGCATAATTTTCGTTGATCCCGAAGCAGAAACGAAAACCGGAGATAGAGTCATCGCTAGAGTCCCCAGAACTAACGAGGCTACATTCAAAGTTCTAGTAGAAGATGCGGGACGACAATTTCTAAAACCTATCAACCCGCAGTACCCTATAATCGAGATCACAGAAGAGACGCACATCTGCGGAAAAGTTGTCGGATCTTTCATACCTGAATAATAAAGATCAGGAAAATCTCAATGGTGTTGATGATGATGCAACCTCACAGACCACACCCATTTTATCCAACATTTTTTGCAGGCCAGCTCTTCGCAACTCAAAATCGCCAGATGGACCGATGATGATTTCGCGGATACTGTTCCTATTGAATTTAACAGGTACATAGGGAAAAACCACCCCATTCCGCTCCCTAAACTTAACGTCACTTTCCTTATAATCATAATGCTCATGAAGCCTGTCTTTTTTGGATGACAACACTAGCCGACGCTCTACCTCGTGCTTAAACCCTTCGAACTTGTAAGCTCCACAAGAAAAAACAATTTCATTAAAAATCGTCTCCAGTTGCTTCATTGGGCCAAGCGCGTGGTATTCATCCATGATCTCATCTAAAATTTGGCTCTTTGAATTTCCCTTTTTTTGACCACTTCCATAAGCTCCCGCAACCATCCCCCTAGTAATTGTCTCTAGAATTACATCCTTAGACAGAATTTTTTCTAATCGATCATTAAAGCTCGACGACTCATACAATACACCTTCAAACTTTAAAGCGTATTTCGTTGCTATTTCTAGCTTCTCGGACGGATGAAAAAATGAATCCTCGTCAAAGCCAATACAGTAACCTTGGTTCTTTTCGCAATAGCTAAACCAATGAGAAACACTATCCCGATCCTTGGCGAACGACACAACATATGTATCTCTACCTAGCACGTTAGGTTCGATATATTCGCGAAGAGTTTTGTAAAAACCAATAAGCTCTTCCTTATAAGGATCCACCATTGTATCGATCTTATGGTCGATAAAAGCTAGTGCCGCAGTGTAGCCATGGACATGTTCCTTATGATCATTCAGAAAAGCGATGTCAGTCGCCCAAAATTGGCTTTGGGTCAACATCCCGATCAGAGAAGAAGCAGAGGTGTAGTGGTAAATTTTTTTCATACGGTTCTCGTCAGCATTACGCGATCATAACAATCAGTGCCGCTGAATCGCAGCAAAACCGTAAATCAACCAACTATTGACTTATAGCAACCACTGGTTGATATTTGCCTCACTCTTCCACCACAGAGCGAGGCAATACCATGCACACCACAGCAACCCTGCACGTCCACCCAGCCGCTGCCAACCCTTTCCGTATCTTTGAAATACGTCGCTTAGCCCGCGAAAGCGGCTGCTCGTTTGTCACCAGCAAACCGAAGCAGAAATCCCAAGCCGCGCCCGCACCATTCGATCCGAATGACGGAGGGCACGCAGCATGATCAAGTACAAAATCGACAACCGCACCCTGCAGTTGCTCAACGCTCAGGTCAACCTAACTGAGACCTTCAACCACGTTCTCCGAACCGCGCCCAAGCGCGAGTGCCTGGCGTTTCGTCTCAAGGTTGAACGTGGCGTTACCGAAAGCATCTTTGTTGTGGAACTGGGCAGCGAACGCCACACGCTGACCCTGCATAACGACAAGAAAATGCACCTCAAGCTGGCCGATTTCATCGAAGAGATCGCCAACGGCCCATTCGACGCGAGTAATACCAGCGACCTAGTGCATCAACCGCACGCCAGCCGCGAATACGGCCGCTTTGAAGTATCGGACAAACAACGCGTGTTCGAACTGGTACGCACCGGCGGCGTGCTCAATCTAGACATGGGCTTCGACTACCCCCTACAAGTTGCGCTGCACCGCGCTCAATCGCGCCCAGGTGTCACCACCATCCTGAGCATCGGCAACACAAGCCCACACACTCGGTGCTTCACAGTGTACGGCAGCGATGTCGAGATCTACGGCAAGGTAACCGAGTCCATCAACCACCTTGCTGCAGCGGCAACTCCAGCTGCGCACGCGGCATGAGGGGCAAACCATGGAACGCACCCTCGCCCAAGCCGCAACCCACCTCGGCCTGACTCGCCCGAAGCTCATCGCTCGCATGCGGGAAAAAGGTCTGCTCAACGAACGGAATCTACCGCTCTACCCCAACCGTGATCGCGACTACCTGCGGATCAAGGACGGCCAGTGGTACCACGACCAGTCCGGCATGCAGTACAGCCAGTCGACCAGGGTGAAACAACCGGGCATCCGCTGGCTGGCGGAACAGTTGGGCATCGACCTACCTGCTATACCGGCAGACAACCGTGACGTGGCCTAGGGAATACGCCCGCCAGATCATCGCCATGCGGACACGAGAGGAGCGCAACGCCGCGCTCCTCGAAGTGCCCGGACATCTGCGCGAACTGACCAAAACGCATTGCCTGAACGCCTGGAACCACCCGGCCAGAAAACAACGCAAGGAGGCCCAACAAAGCCATGAGTAACACAGCACAAAACCCGCTCCGCCTGCTCCCGGCACCAGAGTCAGCCACTGTCGAATTGCTCTACCGCATCTTCGGCGACGTCCTGATCCCGCTGGACAAAGTACGCGAGCAGTACTTCCGCAATCTCAACGAGCAGTCGTTCGTAGCCGAGATCAGCAGCGGGCGTATCCAGCTCCCCATCACCACGCTGGACACCAGCCGCAAGGCACCGAAATACGCCCACATCCGGCACGTCGCCTCACTGATCGACATCCGCGCCTACAAGGCCGACGAAGACATGCAGCGACAACAAGACGACACCAACGAGTAACTACTACAAACCGAATGGCTGCCACCACCAGCCGAAGACATCACCAGGAGCACACCACATGACCGCAATTCAGATCTGCGCGTTGATCACCCTCATCATCGGCGCTGCCCTCATCTATTGGACCGGCTACCGAGGAGGTTTGATTGATGGCCGTGTCGAGGGAATCGACGAAGGCAAAGCCATCCAACAATCCGATAGCTCAGAAGCTATCCGTAATTTGGAGCACTCACTACTTCGAGTTCGCGCCGACCACCTACAACTTTTCGACCACTACGAGCGCGCGGTGGCGGCCTCAAAGCTGGGGGAGCAGGAGCGTCAAACCCTACTTGACATCGCAGAGAAGCTCCGGATCGCCGCGGAGACCTTCAGCGCCTTCCGCACCGGCAAAAAACTCGAACGCGATACCTGCGCCTTGCGCGACCAGGCGCTCGCCATCGCCGCCCTGCTGGAACAGGCAGAGCAGGAGGACGCGGCATGAGCCAGATCGCCCCCCAATCCAACATCCACCGCAACCCGGCTCACGCCCCACCAGCAGCAGATGAACCAACGCGCAATCGAACCTCGGAGGAAAGCGGCATGCAAAAGGACCAGCACGACACCCAATCCACGCCCGCTTTGCTCCGCAAAGAAACCAGCGTCAACACACCAGAAACAAACAGTCTCTGCTGCGCAGCAGCAGGCATTATTGCTCCTCTTAGCAGCACCTCCGAGGCGCTTACACCCCACGAAAAGCTGCGCGAGGCAGCCACACCCAATGCAACGCTAATCGCTCAAAATCGCCCGCCCGCGCAGCCTGCTGAGGGGTATACGCACCCTGAGTGCATTCTCGAAAGTCCACCAAGGATAGCCGTCCACGTTGTCCAAATCGACGAGCGCGCCGAGTTCGAGAAAGAGTTTCCAATACCTGAAGGCCTGCAGTACTGCAAAAAGCGTATGACGTACATTAGGACACGAGTAGCAAGTACATCTGACACGTTCGCACGCGAGCATTACGCCTATAAAGCGGGTTTCGCAGCATGGATGCGTCGGTCGTGGAAGCAGGCAGCGCTGGAGTGGTCGAAAAACAGCAGAGAACAACAGGATCAACACGCACCCCAGGAGAAAAAATGAACACTGCTTTCATCCTGATGGCTCAGTACAACGGCCAGGCGATCATCCCATTGGACATGGTCTGCAAGGACTACTTTACGCACCTGACCACCGATATGTTCCAGCGCAAGGTCATGGCCGGGCAAATCAAAATCCCAATCACTCGGCTGGAGCCGAGTCAGAAAAGCGCCAAAGGTATCCACATCACTGATCTGGCGGCCTACCTTGATCTACAACGGGAAGCTGCGGTGAAAGAATTCAACCAGCTCAATGGATACCGCCGAGCCAGTTAAGTCACTACTTACCCCAGGCGCCCAGCTTCACGGGCGCCTGAATGATCCTCTCTAACCACGGCCATTCGGCATAGTGGTCACCTCGCCCGCGAAGATGGGTGTATCTACGCAATGAATTCCAATCCCGATGCCCGGAAACACTGGCCACTCGAGGAATATCCCAGTCCATCTCAAACAACCGGCTTACGCCGTCGTGCCGCAGATCATGGAAGTGCAGATCTTCAATCATCAGAAACTTGCACGCCTTTGCCCAGGCAGTGGCGATCGATGACGAGTTGTAGGGGAAAATCTCTGCACGCTCCTTTGGCATGCTCTTCAGAATGCGCCAAGCTTCATCCGGGAGGTGACACCAAACATCGTTGCCAATCTTCTGGCCTGGGTTCTTCATGTCCCGCACCATCACCCGCTGACGCTCTTCATCGACGTCCTCCCAAAGCATTCGGCCGATCTCGTCTTGCCTACGCGTGGAGAACAACGCGAAGCCGGTGACTTTGAGCATGTTGATCGAACTAGGACGACGCTGCTGAATACCTACAAAGTGTTCCAGCACCTTATCCAGCTCGTCCTTGGTTGGCCGCCGATCCCGCTCGCGGCTTTTCATGTTGTAACCCAGCTTTCTCAACACCTTCCGAGCATCTGCCATCGCGTGGATATCGACCTCATACCCCCAAGCTGGCCGTGCAATCGATAGGACAGCCCCAAGGTGTGCCAGATCGTTGCCGGCCGTCTGCGGCTGGACACCGCCGCCCTCTTTGCTCATACGCCAGAGTGCAAAATCCACCAATCGCTGACTGTTGATCGCCGAATCAACGGTCTGGCCAAACTCCGTCGCCGCGATAGCATTTAGAGTGGCTTCCTTGGTTTTACCCAGCGGCCGGACTTTCTCCATTTCGTCCAGGTACTGCTTGATCATGTCCTGTACGGTGACGCCCTTGCGGTTCGCTCGCTCAATCGCACCAGGCTGATCTAGCTCTGCCTCACGTCGCCGCACCCACGCCTGTGCCGCCTGTTTCCGGGCGAAGGTCTGGCTCTCTTGGTAGACTTGCGCTCCATCGCGAAACAGGCGTATCTGTGCCGTGTAACTGACTGAGCCATCGGTGCGTTTTCGTGCTCTGATCGTTGCCATAGTCGACTGGTACAACTCCGAAAGTGATTGGTACATTGTACCAGCACCATCGAAAAAACGCCTGAAAACGCCTAAAAACACGCTATAAATACGTTGAGCAAAATGGTACCAAACACCCACTCCAGCCCAGTAAACTCAAGCCCTGCGCTATCTCGGCGGTTTTCCGTTGCACCTATGATGGACTGGACTGATAGGCATTGCCGTTTTTTCCTACGCCTACTCTCCAAGCACGCCCTCCTCTACACAGAGATGGTCACCACCGGCGCGCTGCTCAACGGTGATCACGACCGCTTCCTGCGTCACAATGAAGCCGAGCACCCGCTCGCGCTGCAACTCGGCGGCAGTGTGCCGCTGGACCTGGCGATGTGCGCGCGCATGGCGCAGGAGCACGGTTACGACGAGGTGAATCTGAATGTCGGCTGCCCGAGTGATCGGGTGCAGAACAATATGATCGGTGCGTGCCTGATGGGGCATCCGCAGTTGGTGGCCGATTGT